CCAGTGGACATCTGGGCTATGGCTCAGAAGGTTGAAATGCCTTTGTACCAGCTTTCAAGCTTCGGTGGAAAGAACATCATCATGGTAGACAACGCCCGCGGTGAGTATAAGTGGCAGACACCTGTATCGCAGGAACTCCCTTATATCATTGAGGACATCGAGTCAGCTAATGAGACTAAAGGTGTTGACGGAACAACCTTCCAGATCAAAATCAACCGCCGCGAATTTGGACATGGTGATATCATCACTTATGACAAATACAACGGTGTGGAGATGTACATCACTGCTGATGACGTATTGACCATGGGTGACGGTTTCATCTACACAGTACAGCTTGTGAACAATGACAACTACCGCTTCCTGGACAACAAATACCTGGCTAACGGTACCAAACTGTTCCGCAAAGGTTCTGCCCGCGGTGAGTATGGTGAGCGTTTCTCAGACATCATGACCCGTGCTGGTTTCCGTGAGTTCTACAACTTCGTTGGTGGAGCTGAAGCTCACGTACACTATAGCATCTCTTCCCGCGCTGATCTTATGATCAAAGGTGGTATGAATGCTGACGGTACAGT